ATGGTTTCTGCGGACGTGGCTCGTGGAGATGCTCAAGATTTTTCGGCTGCTCAGATTCTTGACATCGAGACAATGGAACAAGTCGCCGAGTACAAAGGTAAGTTGCCAACCAAAGATTATGCAAGGGCGCTGATGACAATGGCAACTGAATACAACTCCGCATTGTTGGTCATAGAAAATGCAAACGTTGGTTGGGCGGTGATACAAGAAGTGTTGGATTCGAATTATCCAAATCTTTTTTATAGTTCTTCTGACTTACAATACGTTGATGTTGAAAACCAAATGACTAATAAAATCAACAGTCTGGAAAAGAAAATGACTCCAGGTTTCACAACATCCAACAAGACGAGACCGCTTGTTATATCAAAACTTGAAAGTTATATAAGAAATAAAGAAGTTATTATACACAGTAACAGACTGATTGAAGAACTAAACGTTTTTATATGGAAATCTTCGGGTACATCGGCTAAGGCAGAGGCTATGGAAGGCTATAATGATGACTTGGTTATGGCGATGGGAATAGCGCTGTGGATTAGAGACGTGGCATTACGATTACGCAAAGACAGTGATAGTATAATGAAAACCATATTGGATAAAGTAGGATCGTCGTCAAGCGATGCTATCAAAAGTAATTTTAAGCCACTTATGACACAACAATCAAACAACGCATATGGCATACCACAGGACTCGTGGAAAATGCAGATTCGCGGTGGTGATAAAATGGACCTTCGGTGGTTAATATAAGAGTTTTAACGTTAATCTTTATTATCTAGATAAAAATAGTCTAATTGTATATTTATACAGTAACCGCTTCATATATATACAGACAAACTTATGGCTGATTCAAAAGACTTATTTAATAGACTGAAGAAGATGTTTTCTACGGACGTTATCGTTCGTAATGTAGGCGGTAAAAAGATAAAGGTTGTAGATACGGATGAAATTCAATACGCAACAGACAGAAATAGTTTGCGTGATCGTTTCAATCGTTTAAGAAGTTCGACCTATAATCTACATAATCGAGACATGTCAATGGCATATCAAGCCGCTCGACTTGAATTGTTCCGAGACTACGACGTGATGGACATGGATCCAATCATTGCATCGGCACTGGATATATATGCAGACGAATGTTTGGTGCCAAGTGAATTTGGACATGTGTTAACCATTCGTTCTCAGAATGAGAACATCAAGAAGATTCTAGAAAATTTGTTCAATGATATTTTAAACATTGAATTCAATTTGTGGTCATGGACGCGCAACATGTGCAAGTATGGAGATTTTTTCTTACGGTTAGAAGTTTCACCTGAATACGGTGTATATTTAGTACATCCAATCAGCCCATATGAGCTTACTCGTGTAGAAGGTTCGGATCCAAAGAATATCAATTATGTAAAATTCCAACATGACGGATTGGGCGGCGGAATGGAATATGAAAATTTTGAAATAGCACACTTTCGTTTGCTGAGTGATAGTAACTTTTTGCCATATGGCAAGAGTATGATTGAACCAGCACGCCGTGTGTGGAAACAATTAAGTTTGATGGAAGATGCGATGTTAATTCACCGTATCATGAGAGCGCCAGAAAAACGTATCTTTTCCATCGACGTTGGTAATCTGCCGCCGTCGGAGATCGACGGTGCAATGCAAAAGATAATGACTCAAGTAAAGAAAGTTCCTTACATCGACGAAAGAACTGGAGACTATAATCTACGCTTCAATTTAAATAATATGGTGGAAGATTTTTATCTGCCAGTTCGCGGCGGTGATAGCGGTACCAAGATTGATACATTACCGGGCATGGATTTTACTGGCATCGAAGACTTGGAGTATGTTCGTAACAAAATGATGGCCGCACTCAAGATTCCAAAAGCTTTCTTGGGTTACGATGAAACCATTTCTGGAAAAGCTACACTGGCAGCAGAAGATGTTCGTTTTAGTAGAACAATTGGACGCATTCAACGCATTCTAGTTTCCGAATTAACAAAGATCGCCATTGTTCACTTATATGTACAAGGATATCAAGACGCATCACTGGTTGATTTTGAACTTGAATTAAGTAATCCATCTACAATATTTGAACAAGAAAAGATCGCTATATGGCAAGACAAGATGAATGTTGCCAAGGATATGACGGATTCCGAAATGTTTAGCCGTAAATGGGTATATAATAAGATATTTAATATGTCATCGGATGATATTGAAGGCATGGAAGATGAAGTTATCAAGGATAAAAAACAAGAATGGCGTCGTCAGCAAATTAAAGATGAAGGTAATGATCCGGCAACAAGTAATCAAAAAGTTGGCGGTGACGCTGGTCCAGAAGATCTGGGCGGCGGAATGTCGGACCTTGGCGGCGGTGGTGGTGAATCACCGGACGCCGGTGGTGGAGCTGACGCCGGAGCAGATACGGGTGGCGATGCGGGTGGTGGCGATGCAGGTGAACTACCTCCATTGGAAGAAGAAACTAGAAAAGACCGTGAACGTGGAAACCGCGACCAAACAGGAAACAAAGAGAAATATACGTCCGGAAGTGACAAAAACTGGGGAGAAGATCCACTTGGGGCTAAAGAAAACAAAGAAAAGTCCAAATCCGACCGTTCTATTAGGCATACATATAGAGGATCCCCGTTGTCTTTAGAAGAAGATTTGAAGAGTATAACAAGTACCTTGAAGAAAAGATATAACACCAAATCTAAAACCGTAATAACCGAAAAAAGATCGCTATTGGACGAGTCTAATATCATTTCGGAAGATAAACCTATATAATCTGTCGTTTTTATCGAGCTATAATATATTTATAATTAAAATTGTATGAAGAAACTCAAGCATTCCAAGTTTAAAAACGCCGGAATTTTGTTCGAACTACTCGTTCGTCAAGTTACCGCCGACATTCTTGCCGGAAAAGAAGAATCTACCGCAAACCGTATTCTTCGTAATTATTTCACCGAGTCAACAGAGCTTGGAAAAGAAAATCGCCTATACCGTATCATTTTAGAAGACAAAGTCAAGGATCAATTCGCGGCAGATAGATTGCTTGAGACAATCATAAGAACTAGAAAAAAGTTGGATGAAAGAGCACTAAACCAACAAAAATATGAGTTGATCAAAGAAATTAAAGAAAATTATCCAATCGAAGCATTTTTAAATGGTAGCATATCAAACTACAAACTACTTGCATCTATATATAAAGTATTTGAAGAAAACGTAACCGAAGTGGTATCCGATCCGAGAGAAGTTTATAAAGCTCGTAATTGTATCACCGAAAGCATGTTATTGGCAAAGAATCCTACCAGAGTCATCTCCGAAGAAGAAAAGAAAGACATGGTTAAGGTATATCAGCAACAAAACGAAGATGTTCGCCTATTGGCTTATAAACTATTAGTCGATTCTTTTAACGAAAAATACAAGAATTTGGACGACAAGCAAAAGATTTTGATTCGTGAATATATCAATAATATAAGCAATACAAATTCACTAAGAGAATATATCAACCAAGAAGTTCCTGAAGTACGTAAGAAAATATCTGAACTAAAGAACAGTATAGATAACGATGTTGTCAAAATCAAAATCGAAGAAACCTTGAACCAACTAGAAAAGATTACCAAGGGTACATTGGTCAAGGAAAATCAAATCATGGCACTCATGTTAAGTTATGAGTTGATCAAAGAATTGAAAAATTTTAAATAATTAACAGCGACCATATGACACGCAAAGAATTAAAACAATTAATCAGAGAAACGATTGAAGAAATGAACACTCCAGCCAAGCCTCGCCTAACACTAAAGAGGGCTTCAAGTGGAGATCCGAATGAAATGGATGTGTATGTAGGAAAAGATTTAATTGCTACGGTTCGAGATGACAGAAGTCGCCAGTTTGAATTTACCTTGGCACAAGGCGGTCCTAGATATCACTTGTACGGAGATAGTATAAAAGATGTTGCCAAAAGTTTGCATGATGACGCTATATTTACTAATGGAAAATGGATGGTACCATTAGCGCCGGGAGATAAGACTGGGTATGAGGACGAAGATTATGAAGAGGATGTACGGGATATAGGCTACGATAAAAGAGAACCAGAAGAAGGAAGTTAATAAAATGAGTACCAACAATGCAAAACAGCTTATTCGCGAACTTGTAGAAGAAGTCCTAGATGAAATGACTTCTACAGGAGCTGTTGGTGGATATATGACACC